AAACGAATAGAGTTATCACGCATCCAATCGTTAGCTCGTTCCACACTATCCAGTTCAATCATAAAACAACCCCCTCATCAGGCGGAAATTTAGATCTCAGTGAGTCCACTTCCAAAACACCAGCCCTAGTTGCCCTGTCCAGGGTATCAAAAATGAACGTGAATTGCCAGTCGAGTATGTCGGAATCACCATTGTGAGCAGCGCTGTGGCATGCGTGGCACAAGGGCATCACAAATATATCTGACGCTTTGTAACCCATGCCGCCACAAAACGGGGCATTCCTGCTTGCTAAATGATGAGCAACTATAGTATCGTCTTTCATTGCACAGGCAGAACACGGAAGCTTGCTGACCCAGTTTAAGTAGGGCCTAGATGACCACCTTTTCTTTTTCTGTAAGTCCATAACAGTTGTGTCCCCTTATAGGAAGGTATAACTCACTCTGGAATTATCATTACGTAGATCCGGTCCCCAATACGTAAGATATACTCTGTACCCGTTGGAGTGGGGTTTGTTACACAATACTCTGCGGTGGCGCATTGCTGTATAAGGTAGGCGTCTATGCTGTCTAAGTTACAGTCCATTTATATCTCACAAGCGTCGGCAATACAAGCAAACTCTTGGCTTGAGGTTGTATGGTCAGAGTCCTCAGAAACTAAACCCCAATTTATTTTGCTGGGTTTTCTGTGCATGGCGTACTCTTTAGCAGACAGCTCTTCGTAGGGAGCAGCTTGATAAACGTGATCATCGTCCGCTTTAGGTAAAAAGCTAACCCCGCTAAGTATATCGAAATTGTCGTAACACCAAGACCCTACCTTTAACCACTCATCCTCTGCTACGTAAACGGTTATGCTAGGCTTATGCTCACACCAATGCAGAGCAAACTTTTTCCATACCTCCAAGTGATCCAGGGCGGAGACATCCTTACGTAACGTAGAGCTTTTTGGCACCTTCATAGCGAATGAAAAAGCCCAAGCCTCTGTGTTATAGGGGTCTTCCAGGTAAGGAATACCCGCTTCAATCAGAGCGTAATTTAAAGGGTCTTTTTTATCTTGTCTGACTCTACGTAGGTAATGCGCTGAATAAGCGGGATGCAATCCAGAACCATGCACCCCCGCAAGCTGGCTAACCGTACCTGACGGCTTTATACAGGTAGTTGCTGCAGACTGGGGGATGCCTATTTTGTCCGCCCACTTTTTGTTCGTGTCTACTACAAGATCCCGTAGCGCCTCAAGCTGCGCGGCAGTTGCGTTTAACACTGCGGGGCAATCATAGACCCCAGTGAGGCTTACCCCTAGCAGACGCTCTTCCTCTGCGTTCTGTCTCCAAATAGGACGCACATATCTAAAGTTAGTCAGCATGGACTGCAATGTACCTAGAATAGCAGCCTGTACAATCTTATCTTTGACATCCTTCAGGGTGTCTTCGGGGCGCAACACAGCCTCTGATAAATTGCACAAACCGCAACTTCTAAGTATCACCTCACTGCAGGGATTGCAGCCAAACTCGTAGGTGTTGTCCCTCCGCTCTGGGGCAAGCACTTGGGCAGCCGTTCTATTGAATATACCGCGCTCACCGCTCTTAGACTCGTACAGGGCTGTCCATTCACGCATGAAGATGCCGATATCAGGCTTCTCTGTGTAGCAGACAGAGTTGTTAGCCAATGAGCGTTGGGTGTCTTCTTGCCACCATTGCCCCATCTTAGCTCTCTGCATCCTCTCGTCAGTAAGGTTGCTTAGGCTTAGTTCAGCAGCTCTACGCACCCCTCCAACAACCACAGCCTCGCCGTTGTAACATAATAGATCGTGACACTCGATGCTGTTTAGCCTACGCCCTTTAGCCCCCTGGAACACACGTATGTAGTTTCTGAACAATGTCTCTAACGGAGCTGGGCCAGAAGCCCTACCTCCAAATGTCTTTAGCCGACTTCCAGCGGGACGTATCCTTGAGAAATCAGCTTCAGGTATAACCCCTTGATAGAGAAGAGTAATTAACTCTCTTAGGGCTGTTGCCCACCCTATCTTGCTGTCCCGTACAACGATAGTTGTTTCTGATTTGTGGAATTCGGAAGCCACTTCAGGAAGCTTGCTTATATACTGCCGTTCAACAGAGAACCCTACGCCAGTACCACATAAAAGCACATACAAGTTCTCATCAAAAGAGCGCACATGATCTATAGCTATGTAACTGCAGTTATATCCCGCCATATGATCTCTTGATAGCGCTGGTCCAGCAGTCATCAACGCTCTCATGCTAGGCATTACATTCATGCGAAGAACAGATTCTTTCAATCCCATAGGGAGTCCGCTGTCTGCACCGTGTTCTCTCAGCAAGGAATGGAAGAACGAGAAATACCTGGACACGGTTTCATCCCAGTTTTCCCTGCGACCCTCGTTATCTAAGTAACGGGCGTAACGTGATTTATGTATAAAGGATTGGTAATCATTCATGTGACTGCGTATGCTCCTGTACAAAGCTTTCGTGGTATGAGCCATCCCCTTCGTACCAACAATCGTACCACTTAGTGGTAAGCACCCATCTTGGTTTACGGATCGGATTCTCTTTGGTTGCCGTTTTGTCTGGCATCTGCCCTCTATACTCCTTACGAGGTTGGACTATGCTGTCCATAAGCTCACCCCAGAAGTGTACGATAGGATCATTCCTGTGCATCCTTATCTCCTGATAGTTTTATCAGATCATCAAAGTTTAACAAAGCGAACACCGTAGAGCTGTTCTTTTCACCCATTGCCACTACAGGGACCTGTCCTTCCTTGCTCCCCGCCTTGGCTTGGGCGTAGTAATCCTTCAGGTACTTGGGTAAGGACTCTCGATATTTACACTCTATGCCAAAAGTAGGGTGTGCCACATCCAGGTCTGTTTCCCTGTCCGCCACAGGGACTCTACGTCCCCCGCTCTTAACGGCAACCCTACGCTCAAACCTCTTCCAGTTCTTGTCCATACATTACCAGTTTAGCAGGTTTTTGTCCTTCAGTCAAAACATTTAACGAGGCCATATCTAGCCACAGATCTATTTCACATTCTGCGGTATCCCAATGCCTAGCTTTAGATATAGCAAGCCAGCAATCCGCGTCAAGCTCGTCTTCACTATAGTATCTTTGTAACAACAGTACATTATCTACCCTGTCTGTTAGTTCCCCCGCTCCCCTGATCGAAAAGCGGTCAATCTTATCCTTGATAGACATGGATTTCCTAGCATGGGCCACGAGCAATATATGACAATCCAAATCTCTGGATAGGTCTGCTAATCGACATACGACTTCTTTCTGTGCGGTGTAGTCATCATTGCGAATCCCGGAGATTGTCATTAAAGAGTCAACAGTTATCAGGTTCACGCCGTAATGAGCGATAGAGTACCGGATACCAGCCTCTAGGGTATCCATATCGATAGACCCCTCCTTATCAAAAAAGTAAAGCTTACCTCTGCTCCAAGAGTTAAACTCTATGCCGAAGTCCAAGTCGGGAGTAGCAGATAAACTGGCTTGTCTCCACATACGAATTAACTGGCTACGCGGTGGCATTTCGAGGCTCACAGATAGGACTGTGGCTTGCTGGGACATCGCTGCCAACGTTATCTGGCCTACAACGAGGCTTTTCCCGCTTGAATTTATCCCTGCAATGATCGTGCATTCGCCATTTCGCAGACGAAACTTGCTCTCTAATTTAGGCCAGGGCAGCTTTATGCCCTGCTTCTCTTCGCCTAAAATGTAATAATCTAATACCTCCTTAGTGAATTCGTCAGCAGAGCGTATTGACTGTTCCGACTCAATTTCAAGATAGGACTGTAGTAAATGTGGAGTTAGTACAAGTTTCTCAGATGGCGCTTCCAAACCGTATTGAATACCCAATAGTCTGTATCCTCTAAATTTCGCATTATGTTATACCACTTAGGCCATTTAGACCTAAACCACTGATCTGCATAGACTCCTGAAACGGAGTTAGTGTCCGCCCAAAAGTGTTTCCAGGACACATGTGCATAACCAAGCCCGTTACTATAGAGAGAAGGAATCGGAGAGTCAATAGCCCCTTCCTCTGATCTTCCCTCCACATGGGCGACTATCTGAGAAAGCGGTACCAGGGACGCATCGTACATGCTGTCAGCCCCAGACATAGACTGTATATCCATGTATATCTTCCACGCATTAGACATAACGAAATTTTTAGTTCTTTTGGTGGCCTTTAAGCGGTAAGCCCTGTAGATCAGATTAGTGGCTCGGTTCAACATGAGGTCCTTATTAAAGTTCCCCGTTTTGCGTCGAGTCGCCACAGCCTCCTTTTTTATGTTTCTAAGCTTTGTTAAGATATAATGTATTTGTTGTTCTGCCATCGTTTTTTTCATTGCACAGCCTCCTTTTTTATGCTATTATAACAGGGTGTTTTTAGGCCAAAAACGAAATGCGTTTTAGGCCCTTTAAAATCA